TATTCTGTTAACAGCTATATAGGGGGTTATGCAAATACCACTTCGGCTGTTAATGCAGTACAATTTAAATTTGATAGTGGCGATATAGATGCAGGGAGGATAGCATTATATGGCATTAAGTAAGATACAACCTGCATCAATGGACTTAACCGCTAATTATACTTTTACAGGAACTAACTCTGTGGCAGGATTAGAGTATGCAGAAAAAAAATTAGCTACATTAACAGCATCTAGTAGTAGCACATTAAGTTTTACAAGTAGTATAGATAATACTTATAACATTTATAAGTTTAGATTTATTGAAATACATCCTAGTCATGATGGTAATGTAGACTTTGGATTTCAATGTAGCACAAATACAGGAAGTTCTTATGGAGTTACTTTAACCTCTACATTTTTTGATGCTTATCATTATGAAAATGATGCTAGTGCAGCAGTTAGATATTTGACAAGTAGAGACCTTGCTCAATCAACAAGTTTTCAACCTTTGTCTGTAAACACTGCAGTAGCAGATGCGGACCAACATGTTAGTGGTGAATTATTTTTGTTTGACCCAAGTAGCACCACTTTTGTAAAACATTTTACATCTACTACACAAACAGCGTCTGATGGTGGTAGTGATGATTTTTCAGACAATGCGTATATTGCAGGATATTTTAATACCACTAGTGCGATAGACGCAATACAATTTAAGTTCCCTAGCGGAAACATAGACTCAGGTACAATAGAAATGTATGGAATTAACTAAAAAACTTGATATAAAGGAGAGATCATGCCAAGATATCACAATATAAACGGAGTAAAAGTCCAATTTACAGCGGAAGAAGAGACCGCCAGGGACGCAGAAGAGAAAGCATGGGCTGATGCAGCTCCTGCTAGAGCCTTGGCTGAATTAAGAAGTAAAAGAAACAGATTATTAGCAGAGACAGACTATCTAGCTTTATCAGATAGCACTCTTAGTGATGATATGAAAACATATCGACAGAATCTAAGAGACTTACCTGCAGGAAAAGATACAGTAGAGAAGTGCGAAAACGCAACTTGGCCTACTAAACCATAGGAGGATAGATGAGTAAGACAACAGTAGCATCAACAGGTATAGATTTAAGTGACACATTTGCATTTACAGGCACAGTTAGTGGTGCCTCTGGAATGGATTTTATTCAACAATATACTTGGACAGGTGTTGATAATCTTCAAATAGCAAGGACTTTTAGTGATTATGAAGTTTACAAGTTATTTTTCTATGATGTTCAGTTTACACAAGATGATGTTAATTTAAATTTTGATGTAAGTGCTGATGGTGGTTCTACCTATGCAGCATACAATAAGAGAACGGCAGGTTTGAAAAATAACAGAGGTGCCTCAGACAATAATTTTAGTAGTACATTATATGGTGCAACTGGCACAGCTGCTCAAACAATTGCCGCCAACTGTGGTGGTAATGATAGTGCTGAAACAACAAATATTGAGATGACTTTTTATAATCTCAACCATGCTAATAGATATACTAATATTTTTTTTAACGACTCGTATTCTAGAACAGGAAATTATAGTGAAATGGGTTTAGTGCAAATGATGGTTTTACAAGATGTTGCGATAAATGCACTTAAATGGACAATATCTGGCAGTGGCAATTTTAGTGGCTCAGCAGAACTATATGGAGTGAAAAAAACATAATGCCTAGATATAAAAATATAAATGGTGTAAAAATTCAATACACCGCAGAAGAAGAAACAGCAAGAGACTTAGAGATAAAAGCATGGGAAGATGCTGCTAAAGATAGAAAACTTGAGAGAATAAAACAAATTAGAAGTATAAAATTACAAGAAACAGATTACATGGCAAACTCTGATTACACTATGCCTGACGATGTAAAAACATGGAGACAAGCCATGAGAGATATACCTGCTAATTATACAACTGAAACAGAATATGATAAATTATTAGCAACAGATGAAAATGGAAATTTAACACATAGTGTTTGGAGTAAATAATGGCATACATAGGACAATCAATTAAAAACGGAACATTCACTGTCTTAGACACGAGTGGTAATACTTACAATGGTTCTAACACAACATTTAGTTTAGGAACACAAGTAGGTTCTGCCGCACAGCTATTAGTATCTCATGATGGTGTGATTCAAAAACCGGGGACAGACTTTACACTAGCTACAGGCGGAACACAGATTACATTTACTACAGCACCTGCCAGTGGAGCAGCAATCTTTATTGTAGAAATATCTGGTGCGGTAGGGGGTACAATTACACCCTCTGATGATTCTGTTACAACATCTAAAATTAATGATAACGCTGTGTCTTTTGCTAAATTAGATAGCACTAATCAATCTTTTATTAAATCTATTCCTCAGTCGGGTAGTGCCAAAACAAGTTCATACACATTGACAACAAGCGATATAGGTTCATTTATAGAAGTAGGTTCCAGTGGTGCTATTACAATTCCAAACAGTACTTTTAGTGCAGGAAATGCTATTTCTTTATTTAATAATACTACAGGTAATATTACAATAACTTGTTCTATTACAACTGCTTACATTGCGGGAGCAAATACAGACGAGTCATCAGTTACTTTGGCTACAAGAGGTGTTGCTACTATTTTATTTATTAGTGGAACAGTTTGTGTTATTTCTGGAAATGTTAGTTAATGAGCGGAATACACCTTAATTTATTAGGCAGTTCATTCGCACCAACTTACAGCATTAATTATTTAGTTATCGCAGGTGGTGGAGGCGGTGGAATTATAAGAGGCGGTGGTGGCGGTGCAGGCGGCTATCGTAGTTTAACTGCTACAGTCGCAGAAGGCACAGGATACACAATTACAGTAGGAGCAGGTGGAGCAGGAGATACTACAGGTTCAGCAGCAGTTACAGGAGCAAAAGGAAGTAATTCTAGTGCATTTTCAAACTCATCAACAGGTGGTGGTGGAGGTGCAGGAAACCATCCTGGTAATGATGTAGGAGATGGTGCAGCAGGTGGTTCTGGTGGTGGAGGTAATGCTTCAAATAGCCCTCAAGACGGAGGTGCAGGTAATGAAGGTGGATACTCTCCAGCAGAAGGAAATAATGGAGGAACAGGAACATCAGGACAAGGTCATGCCCCCGGAGGCGGAGGTGCAGGAGAAGCAGGAGAGACTGATGGTAATGGTCATGGTGGCGATGGTGCAGCATGGTTAGATGGAACTACTAGAGGCGGAGGCGGTTCTGGTGGTGGAGTAAGTGTCGATGCTGTTAGACCCGGTGGCGATGGCGGTGGTGGCGATGGTGGTACTGCTGATTATAAATCAGATACAGACCCAACATCAGGAACTGCAAATACAGGCGGTGGCGGTGGCGGAGCAGGTGATGACAACACCACTGCGGGTGCAGGTGGTTCAGGAGTTGTTATTATACGTTACTCAGGTTCACAAAAAGGGAGTGGTGGTAGTGTATCATCATCTGGTGGTTATACATATCATACATTTAATTCTTCAGGAACATACACGGCTTAACATGGCACATTTTGCAGAATTAGATAACAACAATATAGTTTTAAGAGTTTTAGTAGTAGGTAATAATGATTGCTTAGATGCTAATAATAAAGAATCAGAAAGTGTAGGAATAAGTTTTTTACATAATTTATATGGTAGCGATACAGTTTGGAAACAAACATCATATAATGGAAACATAAGAAAAAATTATGCAGGGATTGGTTATACTTATGACCAAACAAGAGATGCTTTTATTCCTGCAAAACCTTTTAATAGTTGGATATTAAACGAAACTACTTGTATGTGGGAAGCACCAATTGCTTATCCTACGGATGGTGAAATGTATCAATGGAATGAAACAAATCAACAATGGGATTTAAGAGAATAAAGGTAAACAATGTTCGGCATATCCTCTTTTGCTGAGTTTGCTTTTGGTGAATCTACTCATCAACCAGTAAACTTAGAAGGTGTTCAAGCTACAATAAGCTTAGGTGATATTGCCACTATTGAGGCAAACGCCGATGTTACCCCAGGAACTAATGTAAGCAACATCTCTATTGGTGATCTGACTTTTGTTGGAGCGGCCAATGTAACTCTTAGTGGCAACTCGCTTACATCGAGCCTTGGTTCTATGACACCAAAGGCAGCTGCGGACGTGACTGTCACCACTAATTTAGCAGGAACCGTGGGAGTGGGATCTGTAACAATCGTAGCCAAAGCAGTAGAAGCTTTAGGCACTAACTTATTGACATCCTCGGTCAACGGACCAGGTGTCGTGACTTGGAATGATATCGATCCTAATGCAAGTCAAACATGGACAAACGTGGAAACATAATATAAATTTGGAGGCAATATGGCATCAACATTTTCTACATCACAAAAATTCGAATTAATCACTACAGGTGAAAAGGCAGGTTTATGGGGATCTACAACTAACACCAATCTACAATTAGTAGAAGAAGCTGTTGGTGGTTTTCTATCTTTAAATGTGGCCTCATCAGATCAGGCCCTATCTATTAGTAATGGTGCATCGTCTAACGGACGAAACATGACTATTAAGTTTACAGGCACTTTAGCAGCAAATAGAAGTGTGACTGTACCTGATTCGATTGAAAAAATTTA